ATCTTTATTCACATGCTGTGATACTAACTCAGCAGCAAGGATACCAGACTCATCAGAATCTGGAGTAGGTAAAACAATATAACCATCTGCCATAAGTTCAAACTTACGGATATATTTATTATTAGCAAGACCTCTTAGCTGATGGTCAATGCTTGCTTGTTCAAGTAGAGTATCAGCAATACCAGTATCAATACCCGACTCACCCTCAAGGTCAGCTACAAGGTTCTCACCTGAAGCCAGTAGCATATGATTAATTGCCTGTAGCTTAGTTATTAAGCCCATAGTAGCCTCCTTTAGTTGTTAGAAAAAACCCACCGACTCCCACTTAAGGGAGCCGGGGGTAGATAAACGATCACCTCCGATTCAAACTAGTACTAATAAAAGAAACTTGTTATGAAGGAGAAGAGTAATCATTAGCTTGTGAAGTATTCTGCGCCGAAGCCACCAGTGAGATTGTCTGTACCAGCCTTTAAGAGATCACGAATCTCTAAGCGGGTATTAACAGCTGCGGCTGTAGCACCACCAGTAATAAGCTTGACCATTTCAGGCTTAATGATACCAGTACCCTTAAGCATGCTGCCTACGGTAAACTGAGTATTACGGCGAACATCCTGTACGGTGTCAACCTTCATGCCCATAAGGGAAAGACCCGCAACAGCTTCTGACTGGAAGATAATACCATAAGTTGCAAATGTAGAGCAGTCTAAGTTATACTTAGAACCACCAATGTTATTAGCAGCAGTGATGTGGTTAAGTTTTGGAATATGGTTAGTCTTAACAATCTTGACACCCATGTAATCAAGGCTGTCAGTCATCATATTCATGCCCTGTGAAATTGGAGCACCAGCACCGTAGTCGTCACTACCAGTAAACATTGGGTTATTAACAAAAGCACTATTGGAGTTGACAGTTGGAGTTCTTGGAATACCAAGCGCACGAATGACTTGGAATACCTTTGGAGGTACAGCGCAATAGACGCTACCAATAGCAACATCATTCTCCTGACAAACAACGAGGTAATCCTCGATTGCTTGTAGAATGAGAAGTCCTTCAGTATCAGAAGTTGTGGCAATAAGACCAGAAACAGTTCCATTTGCAACTTGACTTGGTGCATGGAATGCAGCCGCTGCAAGACCACGAGGATCTCCAGTTACTGGAGCCATAGCACCTGCAGCTACGAGTGCCATCAGAATCTGACGGTCGCGGGTACTAGCAAGGGTGAGTCCAGCCTGACGAGCCAACTCAGAGCGGTAGTCCCACTGAGTAACGAGCAAGTCAACATTGTCAGTTTCAAAGTGAGCTGCCATAGGACGCTTATCAAGATTGACCTTGATAGTGGTCGAGGTAGCATTGGTTTCACCACTAAAACCACCAAGCTCAACACCCGAATTCCAAGATGGATTAAGACCAACAGTACCAGTGATTGGGAACTCATAAGAGTATCCACCAGTAAGAGTCTTGGTTGTGATCATATTTTCAAACATGTTGAATTGATCATATGCATTGATTACTTCGCCCGACCAAAGTGGCAACCAGAGCTTATTAAGTGGATTTGATCCACCCGAAGTATTATCTGAAATGCCAGTACGCGGAAGTGTAAAGTCAGCAGCAGCAATATTTGTATTAGTAAAAGCCATTGTAATATTCTTTCTTAAAAAAGATCATATCATTCATATCAAATTGTAAGACAAAAAATTCTCAACCGTTCGATTATTCCTAAGGGAGTCTTTTTGTTGAGTGAGTTTAGCCAAGGGTCATCCATTACCATAAAGGGGGATTTACCCTTTGGCTAACCTCAGTCGATCCGCTGTCTTGCTACGGATTATTTGGGTAATTTTTCAAAGTTAGTACGCATCATCCGCTGCTCAACATATGCACGATACTTAGGATCGTTGTTGAAGCCCGGATGATTACGCTCTGCAGAGAACTCCCGCTTAGTTTGGTAAGCAGTGATTCCCTGCTGAGTCGATGCAATAGGGATCTGCCCCTTTGCACTTGGCTTGGGTTCTGCACCCTTGCTTGTCTGTGTGGTCTTAGCATACTTAGCCTGAAGCCCATAGAGGGCTACATCCCAAGATGCCGATGCTAGGTTCTGATTGACTGAAGCTTGTTCTGCAGCACTGAGATTCTTGCTAGCCCAGACAAAGAGTTTACTCAACTCGTCCCGACCACCAACCAACTCAGATGCCTTAGTATAAGCCATCTCAATCTTAGCCTTCTGTCCCTGCATATATTCATTAACAACATAATCAGGAAGACCAGTCTTCTTCTTAATGACTTCCAATGTTTCAGGCGAGAGATCATTGTTAGCTGTGAACTCAATGGTCCACTGCTTCCAATCATCTGAGGATGCCGGGATGTTTTCTACCTTGGCTACCTCTTCAACCTTGTTCTCTGGAATCTTTAAGACCTCTGGTAGCAAAGGAATTACTTCCTTCACAGGTTCTACCACAGGTTGTCCCGTAACTGGATTAGTAGTTGACGGGGTTGTTTCATACTTCTTCTTCAGGTCTGCGACTTCTTGTCGTGACTGAGTGTATCCTTTTTGAGCAGTCTTTAAACTCTCAAACCAAGCTCCGGCATCCTTGAAGTTTTCAGGGACAGCCATACCTTGGTTTCTTACATAAGCATCAAAGGCTACTTTCTCACGAGCAAGCTGAGCATCCTCTGGAGTCGATGTAAGAGATTGTTCCGAAGACATGACTGGAGTCTCGGAGGATTGTTCCATCATATCGGGAGTCTCTTCATTCATATTGTGTATCTTTCGTTAAATTTAATAAGGCTTCTTCTTTGAGGCGGCTTTCTTAACTGCCATCTTCTTATCCATCTTCTTATCCATCATCTTCTTAGCTGGTTTCTTCTTCATAGTATTCCTTTCTTATGCGAATACGCGATAGGGAATCGCTGGTGAGGGATCAACAACAGGAAGCAACTCAATCTGTTCTTCCGTCATCTCAAAACAAACACGGATGTTTGTATGGAATCGTGAGTCAGTTGTGCCGGGTGTAATAACAACACCTTCTTCATCTGTAATTGGTGGTTTTGAAATTGAGCCGATATAATCAATAGCAACTAAACCAGTAGGGACTAGGGTTGTTACACCTTCGTGTACTTGTTCAGCAAGAATACCTGCAGCTACAAGAGCGGCATCGGTTTCTTCTTTAGTATCTGTTCGTAATTGATAATCCATGATATCTTTCTTAAGCTGTGATTGATTGGAGTTGAGCGTCAGTTAATCTAACAGGATAATATTTAAAGCTTTTAATACAAGCATATAAATTATCTCTAGATGGTGCAGCCAAACTAGTTGCATTACACCCTAGTGTAATATAACTCCATGTTGCAGGATTTGGTGCATTATTACCACCACTACTAGTCATTGTTCCTGTTGATAAAGCACCATTTAAACTAGATGAGAAAGATAATGCTAGACCAGTATAAGCACCATATGATAATGCTGTCAATGACTTTGTATTGCCACCTCTAGTTAAACCACCTAATGAACCACCCCACCAATTTGCAGTCAAAGTAAGTGCATCGGCTCCACCATAGAAATGCCCAAACCAAGAACCGTTTGCATAAGGAGTACCAAACTGTGCTGGGCTAGTTGTTCCAGCGCGGGGAAGTTCCGTTTCCACAAAGAAGGTTCCCTCTGAGGTATTCAAACCCATTGTTGTTGCGCTAGTTACTGCCAACAGATCAGGAGTCCGCGTGACTCCACCAGCAGTTACACCCGTAGGGATGTAGGAGGATGCGCCGGAGCCAGCCTCTAGTTGTGCGCCGTAGACAAGAACATCTGCGGTTTCGCTGTTGGCTGGTGGACCAGTAATGTTATCCCAAAGCATAATTTGGAACTCAGCACTGCCGTCTACAACTGCAAAGGTATGAGTAAACCGTTGCCATATTGTAGTTACAACGCAGTTAACTCCAGCACTTGATCCCATTCTCAAGCCAACATTTTGAGTACTTGCTGCACCATTTGCTGTGTTTGCTTTCATCCACAACGACATGGTGTAGGTGGCATTTGACACATTGATCTGTCGTCTAATTCGAGAGAACACTCCATTAGTTTTGTTAAAAACAATTCGCGTAATGGTCGATGCGCCGTCTGGACCTGTTGCCGAATATGAGGCATCAACTGTGGGATCGAGTCCACCAGTCGATGCACCATCTTTTACCCAAGCACCGTTGTTGAAGTCGTTGCTGTATGTACATAGGTTCGCCGTCTGCCCTTCAATTAACAATCCTCTTGGTTGCCCAATGGTCGTAGGGCTGTAGTCGAACCGAGGGGCGTGATATGCAGTTGTGGTTGTAGGATAATAAGTCTGGGCGGTTGCACCCGGATTAACTTGTACACCCCAAAGATATACATCTTTACTCGTCCCATTATTGTCCGGATATACTAAAATATTAAATGGACTATCTGTAACTGGGGTAAGAACAACTTGTATTTTTGTCCAAGCAGTAGTTAAACCACTAATCGTAAGTTGAGTTGCACCCGCAAAGAGGGTTCCCGGACCGCTTACAATTGTGGCAGTATATGGACAAAAATTAGTGCCATCATAAACACCAATATTTGTTTGTAGACTTGTTCCTCCGCGAACCCACATAGTAAGTGTGTGCTGTTGTCGGTTCATCTGAATTGCATTAGAAACTATTCTGTGAGAGCCAGTAGTAGTTCCAGTTACCTTTGCCGTACCCGGATTGCCATTTGGGGTAAGTATGGCTGAATCAATTGAAACAGACGCAGTGCCAACTTGAGTCCATTTTCCTGTGCCAATTTCAATAGCTTCACTTGAGACTATTAAGTTTGCACCTGCATACTCTACATATCCCTGTGAATTTACAAAGGTTGCAGTACTTGGTCTACTAAAAGTTAAACCACTATTTATTAAATCTGTATGGCTAGACATACTTAAAAAATCTAAATTCAGAGTAGGTGCAACATAGTCAGGTGAAGTAAGTTGTTGTAATTGTGAATTAGA